GAACCTGAATTCAACTACCTCTGCGAGTTCCTCCTCTCCGACCGAGGAATGGGGCTTAAGTATCAGTCTCTCCAGAACCGGCCTAATGACGGCCGAATGTGGCTCGAACTTACTAACGGAGCCCGTTTCGAGGCCAAGTCTTGGGAGCGAAAAGAGTCCCTCAAGGGCAAGGAAATTGATGCGTACTGCTTTTGCGAGGCTTATCAGCTTCCTGGGATTGAGTGCTTCACCGCCAACTCCCAGAACCTGAGAGCGCGTCGGGGCTACGCTATCTTCCCGACCACGCCTGACCGTCCGTGGGTTCAGCAGCTCCACGACCGAGGACACGGCCAGCTTCAAGAAAACGGACTCCCGGACTACACCTTTCACTGTACGTGCGGCGTGAGCGCAGACGTTAATCCGTTCACGTATGACGCATCGGCGAAGGAACGCGACCGTTCGCTGATGACTCGAGAAAAATTCGCGATTCACTACGAAGGAAAGTTAGGAGATTATGTTGGACGAGTTTTCCAATACCAGCGAGGAGAGCGGGTCATCGGACCTGACACCACCCCGGAGCTCTTTCAAGACGGACGTCGAGTTATCCCTGACGGTTGGGAAATTGTCCACGGAGCAGACACGGGAACTTACTACTCTGCTATATCAGTGGCTTTCTCGCCAGAAGGAAATGCCTATGTACTCGCTGAGTACCCAAATTATCGGTACGTCGGAGGTCTACCTGAGCGAGACGAATCAATTACCATTCCGGAGTGGAGCAACGGAGTTCGTAGAGCAGTCGAGCAGCTCAGCTCCCGGCCTGTCTTCTGGGCAGACAAGAACTCACAGTTCAAGCACGAGCTTAAGAACTACGGGCTCGCTCTACTTCCTTCCGTAGTCCCGCGCGAAACGCGGACGGAGATTACGCGGGAGTACTTCCAAAACGGGCGAATCTGGCTCGATCCGCGCTTGACGGTGCTCCCGTTCGAGCTCGAGAACGCGCAGTGGCCCGAGGAAGCGACCGCAGGCGGGAAATTCGAGCGTCAGAAGGACCGCGACCACACGCTCGACTGTCTTGAACACGTTTTGAGCCGCCGTCCAAGCGGCAAAATCCCGAAATCCGCGAAACCGGACGGGAATTGGATAAAGGGCTTCGTCCGGGAGAACCGAACGAGCCAGCAACGCGGTAATCGGCATATGGGGAGGTTCTAATGTGGCGTAAATTAGGCAAGTGGCTACTTCGTTTGATTGTCAAAGAGCTCGTTGAGGAGATGCAGGCCGGGAGATTGGAGCAGAAATGAGCGGATATTCCTATCAGGACATCGCCGCGCGTGTGCAGCGGCTTGAAGATAAGATAGATTTCATCATGTCGGTGACGCGCCAGCCTGTTCGGATGGGGTCTCCGCTTGATCCAAGCGCGACGGTCGAAATTAAGACCCTTCGGGAGCTGTGGGCAGCCGTCCACAGCGGCCTGAAGGCGACAATGATGGCTGAGGAGATTGAGAATGGCGAACGAGACGCTCGACCAGCTGACCAGTGAATGGAAAAGGCTGAAAGCGCAGAAGGCGCATAAGACTGGAGGGGTCGAGGGTCGGGTTCTGACCAATTTGGCCTTCCTCTCCGGCGATCAGTACGTAAACTATAAGAATATGGGCCTCTATCCCGAGCCGCGGGACGAGAATAAGCTCTACCTGATGTTCGACATGATCGGACCGAGGGTGAATAAGCTGCTTGGGAGGCTCTCATTCTTCAATCCGCCCTATCGGGTGAAGCCGGACAAGAAAGACGCGAAGGCTATCGCCAAGGCGGAGACCGCGGACAAGCTCGTTCGGGCTCTCGACCAGAAATTGAACGAGCCCGCGAAGGTCTGGGAGCGATTCTGGTGGTTGCTGACGGGCGGGACGTGTTTCGAGTACGTTCCGTGGGTTCCGAACGCGACTGTCGAGCCAACTCCCCAGTTTAATGAGGCTGGCGAGCCGCTTTTGATCAATCCGGCCACGGAACAGATCGTGACGGAGCGGGATCTGGCGATTCTCGCCTCGCAGGGCGAGCCCATCGACGGATTTGAGCTCTACGAGGTCGCTGAGCCCATCGGGGAGGTCGGATCCGAGATTTTGGGGCCGCTAAACGTCTTCATTGATCAGTCCGTGAAGTCCGTGCAGGATCTCGCGCCGGATCAGTGCGTGATGATCGCGAAAATCCGCACGACCGGGTGGGTTGCCGAGAATTTCGGCGTCACGATGGAAGGCGACTCGACAGTTTCGCTGATTAGCTCGACTTTCCACAACTCCGACACCTCGGACATCTTCCTGAAAGACCTGATCCCGCTCGTTCAGGGCTCGCAGGGCGATGACGATCCGGGAATGGTCACAGTTGTCGAGTGTTACTACCCGAACAGTCAGGATTACCCCCGCGGGCGCTACACAGTGTTCGTTCCGGGCCGGGAAGTCCTTTACGAGGGCGAAAATCCCTACGAAGAGATCCCAATCGTTGATTTCCACTGGAAACCAGTCACGATCAACTTCTGGACTCCGGACTATGTGAGCGGCTTGCTCGCCCCACAGCGGTTCATCAACAAGCGGCTGAGTCAGCTTGGCGAACAGGCCAACGCGACCATCTACTCGCACCTTCTGTTGGGTGCGGGCGTGAGCGCGGAGGATATCAACGCCGACGAGCCCTCCGCCATCCAAGGAGCGCTCTCCGACACTGGCGCACCGCTCGTTCAGCGGCTCAGTCCGCCCGAGCTGCCGCAGTGGTTCATGCAGTCGATCCAGACGGCGGTCCAGATGTTCAACGACATCGCCGGAGGGTCGGATCTGTTCAACGAGCAGCGATTCCCCGGTCAGCTGCGCGGTCCGATGGCTGTGCCGCTGCTTCAGGAGATCCTTGACACTGAGTGGGGGCCGTTCCTCCGGCATATGGCCGAGCGGACCGCCAAAGTCAAGAAGATGCGCCTGAATCGGGTCAAGGGCTTCTATCCGCCCTCCCGGACGCTCCATTATGTCGATCCCGACCAGCGGGACGAGGTGCTCATCTTCCACACCGAGGAAATCCTCCGCTCGGACGTCGAATTCGACATTCAGGTCGAAGCGGGGTCGGTTCTGCCCGAGTTCAGGGCGCTTCGCGAGCAGCGGCTTGCGGAGAGGCTTGCTGGACCGCTCGCCATTCTGTATATGGACGAGCGCACGGGTCGGCTGGACAAGAATCGCATCGCGAGTGAGCTCGACTTCGGCGATAGCGGTCGAAAGTCCCGCGAGGAGCAGTATCGCAAGCTCGCGTTGGAGCTGATCGACATGATTCGGCGAAATGAGCCCGTTCCGCCCGTCATGCCCTTCTGGGACCACAAGTCGATGATGGATGAGGTCGAGTCGGCCATGTCCACGAAGGAATTCTTGTCCGCATCGATGCCAGTCCAGCAGGGACTCTCCAATCTGTGGAACCAGCACCGTCAGTTCCTCCAGATGGAGGCTGAAGCCCAGCAGAAGGCCATGCAAGCCGGTCAGATCCAGTCTGCCGTCGCTCAGGCGACCCAGCAGGCCGCTGCGACCGCCGCGGCAGAGGCAGTTGACTCCGCTCGCGACCAGATTCGCGCTCAGGGCCAAGTTCCGACCAGTCGGCTCGTTCAGGCCGCGAATCAGGGCGTTCGACCCGGAAATGGGCCGAAAAAGCGCAGAATGATCCTCGAAGAAGAAGATCGGGACGATCAGGGCGGTCCCCCGGTCAGGTAGCTTGACTTTCGCCCTTTGTTCGTGATATAATGCTCGTACCTCTGGGAGTGCATTCCGCACTCCCGGATTTCCCCGTTAGGCGAACAAGCATAGTCAACAAGCACCCGGACTCAGCTTACGCAGGCTGAATAATCGGCCCAAGACGGTTAGCAGGCGCAGTTAACTCGATTGGACGCACTGACGAAGCACTCGACCGAAAGGAAGACAAAATGGCTGATTCTGATACCGGACAGACCGGCGCAGACACTGGAAATGCCTCTTCTGGTGCTTCTGACGTTGGGTCTACCCCGATTTCGCTCTCCGACGACTCGTTGGTGACGTTTAAGGGGGTTGACAAACCCGTCAAGTTCGGAGAACACTACAGAGGCCTCCAGTCGCAGTTAACGAAGACCGCACAGGAAAGAAGCCGTCTACAGCAGGAACTTGAACGTGTCAAGTCTGAACAAGCTCGCTACCAGCAGGCGTCACAGCAGCGCCAGCAGGGGATGGGCACTCAGCAGGCACGGCAAGCCTCTATAGCGGAGCAGCTCAGGTCTCTTCCCTATTTGAACGGTAATGAAGCCGCTCGGGTGGTGGAGAGCATCGAAAGTCAGATCGGCGATATGAGATCTGGCTCGCAGCAGCAGATTCAGGCTCTGGCCGTTCTTGCTTATCAACTTAAGCAGATGCAGGACCAGCAGCGTGAACTTGTCCAGCAGCGACGAATGACCGACTTCCAAGGTAAGCTAGGCAAGTGGAGGGAGGAACTGAACCTGCCGGAAGCCGAGGGCATCCAAGATTGGCTCCATGAGACCTACGTGGCTTATGAGGGCGATGATTTGGATGAGCGGTTTCCCGATATCGCAAAGAAGAGATGGGAGCAGCTTGCAGCCGCTGTGAGGGCGTCTGACAAGCGACGAGCCGAAGAGCTTCGCAAGCAGCGGTTCGTGCCCGGAAAGGGCGGGGAAGCCCGACCCTCGAAGGGACTTGACGAACGTCTCGACCGAGCGAGTCCGAAAGAAGCGGCGGACATCCTGTTTGAAAACTTCGTGGCCGGTGCTGGAGATTCTACGACATAGGACTAAACAATGGCACAGGTCAGTAACGTCGTAGAGGCCTTGAAGTACAACTACGGTGCTAACAAGGTTCTCTATCTCTTCAACGAAGAGTCCCCGACGTTCTCGATCCTTGGGAAGCAGAAGAAGCCGCTTGGCGGTCGCCAGCAGTTCATCCTGCCGATCATGGTTCAGAATCCGGGGGCCTTTACGGGCATCACCGAAGGTGGTGCTCTTCCCACGGCACTGCAGCCTGACACGACTGAGGCATCGTTCGCGCTTCAGGAGTACGTCGGTCTGTACGATGTGACGTGGAAACTCATTCAGGACGCTCGTTCGGACAAGTTCGCGTTCCAGCAGGCGATTACGATGCTCGATCAGGGCCTTCGTCGTCGCATCATGCGGAACCTGAACGCCGACCTGATTGATGACGGCCGCGGTCGTCTGGGCGTGCTCCCAGCGGCTGATGACCAGACCACGGTTACCCTCAACTCGCTTCCGCGGATGGAAGTCGGGATGGTGGTGGACGTGATGGACACGGACAACGATACGGTTCATGGCAACAGCCTGACCGTTACCGCCGTGGACACGGTCAATCGGACGGTCACCCTCAGCGGTGCCCCCTCGGGTACGGCGGCTGGTGACTACATCGTCATTCAGGACACCTGTGACGACTCGCAGAATGACTCTCTCCACTCGTTCGGCCTCCTGTGCGCCATTGACGACGCGGATCCCGCGACCGTCGTTGGCGACTTCGGTGTGGACCGGACGGCGGCGGGTCAGGAGTTCTGGGAGTCCGTGGTGCTGTCGAACAGCGGCACGAACAGGGCACTGACTGAGGATCTTCTCCTGCAGGCGATGGACGCCCAGCGTGAGAAGGGTGGAGCTGGCGTGAATGCTTGGCTCTCCAATCTCGCGATTGTTCGGCGCTACCATGAGATCCTGGCTGGCGAGCGGTTCTTCGCTCTGTCTGGTCCGGGCACGCTCTCGGGTGGCATCGGGCGCAAGGAGAAGGCTGTTGCTGAGGACGGCATGACGCCGTACACCTTTAGCGACATTCCGTGGCACGTCGATCCGTACTTCGGCGCGAACACGATTGTTGGCATGAACACCAACCACTTCTTCATCGGAGTGGGTGACAACGACGTTCCGCGTCCGATCTCGGAGATCTTCGAGAACATTCCGTTCTTCCGTCAGACGTCGAGTGCGACGTTCGAGGTTGCGTGGTACTACCAGATGCAGCTTCTGAGCGACAATCCGGCCGCTGGCGTCAAGATCGAGGACGTTGCGGAGAGCTAAACTAGGTAGCGGGGGAGGGGGACAGTAATGTCCTCCTCCTTCCCGTTCGCATAGGAGAAGCACATGGGACTCAAAGCAGTTGCTAAGCGCGCACCGGTTGTGGTTACCTTTAAGAAGGATCCGACCATTGACACGGATGCGCTCGTTTTTGTGGCGGATCGGGACTATGAAGTCATCTCGGTGACCGAAGCCCATTCCGCAACGGACGCCGCGGCTACACTCGACGTGAAGCGCGTAGCGTCCGGTGGGGCGAGCATCACGGCTGGAACGTCTGTTCTGGCTTCGACGTTCGACCTCGGTTCAACCGCCCTGACGCCCGTCGTCAAGTCGGTTGTGAACGGTGGCGTGAGCGGGACGATCTCGACGCGCATCGTGCAGGCAGGGGAGCAGCTCGGGCTCGACTTCGGGGGTACGCTGAACACGACCTCCGATGCGTGCGTGACGATTGTTCTCTCGCCAGTGACCGGTAGCTAGTAAACAAAAGGGAGGGCTTCGGGGTAAGGTGAGATCACCCGACCCGTAGCCCCTTTCCTTCACCATGAGGAGTAACCACAATGGGTGATAACGAAGTTTTTGATCCAGTCCAGTTGTCGATTGCAGAGAATGAATTCTTGAGAGCGCATCTCGGAGAGCCGACCATCGTCGCCCTCCAGAACGTCCCGGCCGGGGTGAACGCGAAAGCCATCCGCCCCCTCATTGAGCGGTTCAATGATCTTGAGCAGCTCAAGGCCCATTCCGGACAGGAGTGGGTCGGGTTCGACGCGATCAAAGAGTGCATCTCGACCTACCTTGATCAGTACGGTCGCTGGGCTGCAGACTCGAAGAGGGGCGCTCCGCGGTTCCCCTCCATGTTCAGCTTCGACCAGAAGGGTCGCCCCCACAGAGGCGCTCCCGGATCGGATGCGGGACAGGTCAACACCTACTTCACTGAAGGTGGCGAGCGGAAGAAGATCGCGATCAAGCTGATTCCGGACGGGACGGTCGCATGGACCCCCGCGTGGACGCGAGCAGACGAACCCAATCCCAAGTACGGATTGAGGGTCGATTCGGACAACAACCGGATTGAGTGTCTGGTCTGCGGCCACACCGAATCGTACCGGCCAGAGAGCCGCGCCTCCTACGGCGCTGCCCGAGCTCGGATCAGCAAGCACCTCCGCTCCACCAAGGAAGAAGTCGAAGCACACCGCGAGGCTTATTCGCTGGAGTTCGGTAGCTAATGCTCAAATCGACCCGAAAGTCAGAAGCGTTCGGCGTCGAAGTCAAACAGGGGACGGTCCTCGATCCCGAGTCCAATCCGTGGTGGTGGAATCCCAACCGGGCTGGAGTCAGGGTCGGCGGGCCGTCCGACTTCTCCCGCAAGCTGGAGGAGCTTGACGACTCCCTCGAAATTACGTGGAACGCCTACACCCAGCGGTGGCAGATCTGGACGAAGTCTGAGCGAATTCAGAACAAGATCTGCTCAGGCTGGATGTTCCTCTTTTCCGTCCACCCACGCGAGCTAGACGAGCGGGTGCTGGCGCGGCTCTACATGAGCTCGACCAAGCGCTGGTCGTCAGGTCGCCACTACTTTGACGCCATCGAACGAGAGTACTGGAGAGAGAAAGAAGCCCGCGAACGAGCGGACCTTCAGGACACCCTCGACGCCTCGATGGAGACTTTTGACTACTCGCAGATCAAGGTGAGCGGCTACGGGCCGTCGTCTGGCTCGAAGTTCTCGACCTACCATTCATAACTATGGCGACTGGACAAACACTCCTCGACACGATGGAACTGCTCGATCAGGAGCTCCAGCTCCAGCCAGCAGAAGCCGACGTCACGCGGGGACTCATCGCGCTCAATCGGGCGCAAGACCTGATCGAAACGCTGATGGCCCTGAGACCGAACATTAAAGGGTCTGCTATCGGGACCGTCACAACCGCTGCCTCCACCGAGGCGACCGCCGTTCCAGCTGGCTTGCTCCGGATCGACGCGATGTTCTACATAGACCCCGCGACTAGCTTGCCGCAGTGGAAGCTCGACCGGATCGACTCGGTCGGCGGGCACTCGATTGATCAGGGCTGGCCCCACAACATTTACGGAATCACGTCCGGAGCTGGGAAGCCGAACGCCTACTGGGAGAATGGGACCAATATCTATTGGTCTCCTCTCCCGGACGGCACGCACACGGTCCGGTATCACGGGTTCGCGGCCGCGTCGGACATATCCGCAGCGGGGACGTTCGCGTATCCGGACATTATGATCCTCCCGGTTGCATCCATCGCTGTTAAGCTGATGCAGACGGGAGTAGGAGATGGAACAGGCGAGCTCACCCAGTTCGCGACGTCCATCATTGGACCCGTTCTAGCAACGCTCGAACGGCATAACCGTGACGGGGGACAGAAACTCCGTTACACTCGACACCACTCTACGTAAGGAGCTATCATGGCTGTAAGACAGGGTAATGCCGAGCCCGTCGTTGCCTCCGCAGGGGAACTCACCAACCCAGACACCACGACCGATCTCGCCGATACGGGCGCGATGCCGGGTGGGATCTATGAAGTGACCGCAATCGCGAGCTGCACCGTCGCGGGCGAGATTCTTGTTATTAAGCGGAACGCCGCGGACTCCGCCGACGTTGGGACCGGAGTGATCTGGTACATCGCGGCCGGGGTGCCCTACGGCTTCCCACTCAAGTTTGCGCTGGAACCGAATCAGCGCATCGTTATGCGTCCGAATGCAAATATCACCGGAGTCGCGGTGGGCAACCTGATTGCTCAGCGCATTTCCTAAGAGGAGAGAGTTAGATGAGCAAGGGCGATACCTTTGAAAATGATCTGTTGAAGTTGATCTTCAACGCAACTCCCATCGCGAACATCGCGGACAACGCGAGCGCGTCACCGTTGACGAACCTGTATGTGTCGCTGCACACTGCCGACCCGACCGATTCGGGTACGCAGACCTCGAGCGAGTGCGCCTACGGTGCGTATGACCGCGTGACGGTCGCGAGGACGTCAGGTGGCTGGACGGTTTCGACCAACCAAGTCGTGCCAGTCGCGAACATTGACTTCCCCGAAGCGACGTCTGGTACGGAAACCGCGACTTACTTCGCAATCGGCGTGTCGGCCCATCCCACCGCTGGCAAGATCCTGTACTCGGGTGCGATCTCCCCGACGATCTCGATCTCCACGGGCGTCACACCGCGACTCACGACAGCGACGCAGATCACAGAGGACTAGTCATGCCAATCGTTGAAGCGGTTGGCACGGCTGCGGTCTCTAAGAGTCGCAAGTCGCTCGCGAAGGCGATGGAACAGACGATGGCCGTCGAAATTGGACGGCTCATCGAATCTGGCGTTTCACCGACCAACGTCGAGAAGATTTCTGAGCTCCGTAAGCGAGTTCGGGAGCATTTCTTCCCAACCCAGACCGAAGGCGAATAACGTGATCCCGGCGCTGTTGCTAACAGGATTGTTGGCGCAGGTTCCGGCTCCACCGCCCATCGTCAACCCGCCAACTCCCTCTCGGGTGGAGCTGGCGGTAGCTCGCCTTGCCATCGGCGCTCAGATGGTCACGGCGGGAACCGACTACGGGACGACGATGTATGCGCTCGGGACCGGGAAATTCCAGGAGCTGAACCCGCTCTGGCAGTGGGCTCAGGACCGGCCCGTCGCGATGGGGGCCGTCAAACTCGGCATACACGCAGGAGTCAGTGCGATCCTTCTCCACGAACACAAGAAGCACCCGAAGCGGACCTTTTGGATCGCTCTCGGGGTAACCGCCGTCAACGTGTGGGCCACTATCCACAACGCTAGGGCGATTGAGCGGGTGAAGTAATGGCAACCTATTATGCCCGCTCAGGAACGAACCCGCGACCGCTCAGCGCGACGCAAGGGTCAAGCGCCGACACGCAAGTTCTCAACACTTCCCAGTATCATGAGTGGCGGATTCAGTTCGGGTCCGGGTTCACGACGCAGTCGGGCGACTGGACGGTTGAGTTTGACGTAGACGTTAGCTCAGGCGGTGGACCGGGTAATAGCGTCCGCTTCCACGTCTCGCGCCTTAACAGTACTCCGGCGTGGGCCGAAGACATCCTCGGCACCACATCGTCTGGCACGCTCACGAAGGGCGCGACCAACACCGTCACCCATACGTGGAATCCCGGTGCGATTACCTTCTCGGCTGGGGACTACGTCAATATTGCCATTCAGGAATTGGGTGGCAACCAGACGAAGACCGTCCGCTTCAACGGCGCTGGGACTAGCGACGACACGCGGCTGGTCATGCAGGACGCTGGAGCGACCTACGGCTCCGGCGCAGGCTCCGCGTCAGGCACCGGCTCCGCGACCGGTACAGGCCGCTCTACCAACGCACAGGACGGGACTGCAGCAGGCACTTCGACCGTCACCGCGGTCGGTAGATCGACTAACGCCCAAGACGGCTCAGCGGCTGGAACCTCCACCGTCACCGGTCACGGAACGGGGATCGACTCAGGCGTCGGCACCTCCGATGGCACTTCGACGGTTCTCGCGGTTGGTAAGGGCTTCCAGATCAAGCTCACGGTCGGCTCCAGCGATGGAACCTCCACTGTAAGCGCAACCGGGCGCTCAACCGCGACTTCAGTCGGCTCCTCGGCGGGACTCGGCACACCGACCGGTATCGGGCGCTCCACGGACGCCCAAGACGGCTCCTCAGCGGGAACCGGAACGGCGACTGGCACAGGCGCGCCCATCAACGCGCAGGACGGAAGCTCGGCCGGAACCTCGACTGTAAGCGGAGTCGGGGCCTCCATCCGCGGTCGGGCCGGGACCAGCGCCGGGACATCGACCGTCAGCGGCGTTGGCGCTCCGATCAATGCTCAAGACGGCTCCGCGGCCGGTTCCTCCACTGTCAGCGGGACTGGAGCCCTCACCAACGGCCAGCCGGGAACTGCGGCGGGTACCTCCACGGTCACCGCGGTCGGCAGGCTCACGAACGGACAGGCTGGCTCCTCAGCTGGCACCTCGACCGTCTCGGGAGTGGGTGAAGCGGTTCAGCAGGGCGGTGTCGGCACCTCGGCCGGTCTCGCGACCGTGACTGGAGTGGGCGCGTCCGTTGGACAGGGCGTCGGATCGTCCGCTGGAACTGGCACCGCGACTGGAACGGCGAATCCGCTGTTCGACTCAGACGGCACGTCGGCGGGAACCTCCACTGTAAGCGCAGTTGGAGCGCCGATTAACGCACAAGATGGCAGCTCAGCCGGGACTTCGACGGTTTCCGGAGTGGGCGCACCGATTGGCTCTGGGGACGGCTCCTCG